GTCATGTCTGCCCCAACATTTCCAACAAAGTTTAGGGCGTTGATCACTGCAACAGCTGTATCACCGATTAGGGGAATACTTGCAATGTTTTCAGGCACAACAATGTCATCTTCCTGCGCCTTATCCATAAGTGCAGTCATTAGGGCTTGATGTTCTTCCTGTGGAGTCATAATCGGGGGATACACGATTTCAGGCGTAGAAGGCTCAACAACGGGTTCAGGGCTAGGCTGTGGGTCAGGTATCGGTTCAGGGTCAGGTGAAGGCTCTACAGGCGTTACAGGGTCAATAACAGGCGGTTCAGGGTCAACAGGCACAACAACAGGTGCTTTAGGAGTGTGTATCGTTATTTTCTCTGAAATCGGGCTATAGACTGCCAAACTGTCGTTATCTGATCTGACCCAAAAAGTCACGTCAGTGTCTTCAGGTAAACCTGTAATCAACGCTTCAGGGGCAAGAGTAGCTATACCCCATCCTGGATTATCGCCATAAGTCCATGACACTGCAAAACGTTCAACAGGTGTATCTGAAGCGTGCCAAAACCAAGACAGCTTGACACCTTCATCAGTTATTTCACCTTGCAAAGATGTAGGGGCTTCTAGGGTAGGTGTTTCAGGTAGAGGTGGGTCAACAACATCTTGACTGAAAGCAGAATCAGGTATCGGCATGCCATCGGCGTAAAGTATGTTGCAAGCACCGCCACCATACTCATACCACCACGCATCAAGTTTCATGCTGACACCTGCGGTAGCTGCAATAATCGCTGTTGAACCTGAACAGCCTTTCAAACGCCAATCATCAATAACAACCTGATCGTTCAAGGTCAGATAGAAACCATCGTCAGCCCAAGATGTAAGTGAAACTAAACCTGTTCTATCTAGGGTTAGATAGCCTGAATAATGGATTAGCACAAAATCGGCTTGACAGTCTGCAACAACATCACCACCAACATCAAAGTTCATGTTTGATGCAGAAGTGATTGCTGTTTGGCATAGTTCATAAGGCTGTCTGTCAGGTGTTGCCGAAGGGTCAAAAGTATAAACTTCAACCTTCAGTCCGTTAGGGTCAGCTTGTGCGACAGTTAGCGGCCAAAACGTGAAACCTAGAATAAAGAAAACTGATGCAAGAAACTTGAGTTTCATTACTTCTTTTCTGACTGCTCTTGAGCCTTCTTGATAGCATCATTAGCAGACTTTGAAACATCTGCAGGGGTTACCTTGCCTGTTGTGGCGATTGCATAACCAACTCCACCGATGACACCAATCATCAACGTGCCGAAGCTCACAAGAACACCTGTAAGCCATGAACCTGTTACAGCAGCACCAACACCAGCAGAACCGCCCAGAATGAACAGAAAGATACCAAAACCACGCCACACAAGAGCAGCCAATACTGCAACAATTTCATTTGTTCTAGCCTTCAAGAATTTCATTATTTACCTTTGTTTGCGAGGATGTGCTTTAGCGGATCTATAAGCTCTTCATAAGAACAGAGGTGAATGTTTGGGTTGCTGTGTGAAGCGTTAGCTTTACCCATAGATAAGTGAAGGTGTGCGCCTGTTGACGCTGAACCGGACTTGTATTTACCTCCACCAACTTTGCCAAGAATTGTGCCTGCAGTAACTTTTGTGCCTTTGACTAGATCAGATTGTTTAGCCAGGTGAGCATACAGAACCCAAAACCCATCCTTAGTTGACTGAATAACAAACCAACCCAAAACATCTGACCATTCATTGACGAAGATTGTGCCATCAGTGATAGCAGGAATAGGTGAGAGTTCTTTAGGTGACCAATCTTGCCCTCTGTGAGGTCTGCCGTTGCGGTAAGGGGCTAAATTGCCAAACTCGTCATTGCGAGTAGATGCTGGAAAAGGTTCAATGTATAGGGTCATAACCCTTATTTTAGCAAAGACTTATTTACGCTAAACCTTTAGTAATCCAATAAACGATTGCTGAAGTTAGCACAGCTGTAATAACTGCAGGTATCCATGCGTTACGATTCATCTGCTTTTCAAGGTCACGAATACGATTCTCATGATCACGACTAGCATCAAGTATTTGAATACTGTTTGCCTTCAAAATCTCTATGTCACGAACAATCTGCAACAGCAAAGTCGTGTTTGTAGGTTTAGTAGGTTCACTCATCTAAAGTCATTTCCTGACCACACAAACCACAGACAAGCGTTCCAACTTCGGGAGCAGAATGTTGTGTGCCTTTATCTGCACAAGTTTCAGTTTTACAAGTAGGCATGAGATTATCCTGTCGCTGTTCCTGTTGACATCATAAAAGCAACCCCTGTAATAGTTACAGAAGATAAAGGTTGAGATGAAGCACCATTATTGACCAAAGCAACGATAGCGGTAGCAGTAGTAACGCTGTTCACAACAGGTGTAACAAAAGCACCTGTAGTTGTTAGCCCAGCAAGAATAGGGGCTGTAGTGAAACGTGAAGTAGGCAAAGTGATAGAAACTAGAGCTGAAGCACCTGCAGCAATAGCAGTTGAAGGGCCTGCAGCTGAGAAAACCCACATAGCTGAAGGTTGAGGTTGCCAAGTAGCACCATCATAATGTTCAAGGTGATCCTTATCCGTCAGATAAGTTACCTGCCCATTTATAGGCGATGGAATACCTGTAGCACGAACAGCAGACGATCCATAGATTGAAACAGTCTGTTGACCCACATAAGTGTTCATGTCAGAGGCGGTAAGAACATCACCGATTGACCAGGCTTTGAATGGCATTATTTACTCCTAAACCCCTAGTTTACTTAACCTAAAGTATCTGTGTCTAAGACAGCAAGCAAAGTGCTATCAAGTCTTATAGGCAGATTATCAATACTTGCCAAACTGAAAGTTATATGATCTCTTTCAGTATCGGTGTTGCTGTTGATAGCAAGAATTTGGTAATACTTTGCAATAACTGAACCTGTGTTTGAAGGTTTGAAACAGACTCTAACAGTGTCACGCAACTCTAAACCTAAAACCTGTGTCTGTTGCGATACAGTCAACGCTTCTAAAGCAACAGTAATAGCGGAAGCACGATACTCAGGCAACCTGAATTCGGCAAGTAAACCTGCAGCAATACGAGCAGGAGCAGACAAACTAGGAGTCAAATTATCGGTTTGTGAATAACCTAAAACACCATAACGAGATTGCCCTACAGTGTCAGACACTAAAGCTGTAGCTTGAGTGCCTACAACTTGAACCTGATTATAGAGCTGTTCGCCACCATAGATAACTTGAACATCTGTAAAAGGTAGCCCTGTGCCATTACCGAAAGAAGCTCCCTGACTGTTTACATCAGCGAAAGTCAAAACTGTGGAGGCGGTAGCGGTTGAAGCGTTAGAGATAATCATCCCTGAAGATGACTGATAAGGAGTGCCTAACCAAGCAACATCGTATCTAGTTGTAGCCGAATTGCTGTAAGGGTTGCGTGTTCCATCAAAATAATTGATCCAAGCAGTTCCTCGTTCAACTTGATGACCATTACCATAAAAGCCGAAAGCTGCTGTCGTTCCAGCCGCCGAAATATAATAAGAAATTCCTGCAGGAGTTCCCGAAGAATTAGTTACTGTTCCTGAAAGTTGCGCCCAATCAGTTGTTCCAATATTGACAACGTTACTGACTGCGCCAATAGCTACACTGTTGGCATCCAAAATAGCAAAATCGCCTTGTATAGTTATTGCGCCAGAAACAGCTTTGAACCATCCAGAGAAAACATAAGTTACAGTTGCAGACTGATCAGGATTGAATTTATCAATATTTATTTCGTTATAACCCATATCGGTAACCAAAGCTGGTGTGTTGACTTGAGCTTTATTTACAGTTCCACCATAAAGCGGAGCAATCGCTGTAGCTGCCTGATAACCCGTAGTCCATCCACTTGTTAAAGAATAAGTCGCTGTGCCAGGATACTTGATAAGATTTTGGCGGTCAGTGTTAGCCCAAGTGTAGTTGACGTAACTTCTATCTTTGAAAGTCAAAACAGCTGAAGCATTACTAAAAAAATCGCCTGGCTCACTGCGAGCAACATTTTGCAGATAACTCAAAACATTGTCACCAGCATTATTGACATCTTGACCTACAGGAGTTTGACCTGACTCAATTTTTGAATATTCTGTTGCACTAAAGTTGTTGTAATTTAGGACACGTTTCATGCGTTCAGAAGTTGACTGAAGAACCTGCTGTGTGCCACCAGCAAAAACCTGATTAGAAGCCTTGAACATAGAGTCCAAAGCCATAACTGTTGCACTACCATCAAAGCCAGCCTGATCGTAGTTGAAATCCCAAGACTGTATTGTGCCTGTGAAACGTCTTACACCATTAGCGGTGTAACGTATCTTGCCTGCAGGTTGAACAATCGTATAACCTGTGCTAACAGAGCCATACCAAAGAATTGAAGAAGTATTTGTTGGGTCAAAAGTGCGGTCATTATTGACAAAAGTTACGCTGATAGAACCTGCAGAATAATCGTCAAGCTGACGAGAAATACCCCTATTTATGCTCACCGATTGAACATAAGAAGTTACGTCAACATAACTACTAGATCCAAACTGTAGTTCAACAAGATAAGGGGAAGGTAAAGGCATTTAG